CCCAAGACAAAAACGCAATAGTACCTAATGTAAATGCTACAATATTGTAGGGATAAACACTAGGACCTATTGAGTTAAAAACGTGTCCAACAATTACAAAGAGTGCACCAGTCCATTGTAATATATCGTTTACTTTCATTCTACTCCAAAATGTATCTTTGTATTCCAAATAGCATCACTAAGACGTAATTTGGAATCACTGGCATCAGTCATAATTGTTACGCATTCCTTCACAATCAATTCAGCAAACTTCTCCTTGAAGGCTTCATAACGCAAGGTGCGTTCAAAATGCGTATGAAAATCATGTTGCTCTGCCGCATAATCCTCGGCCTGCTCAATAAGTTCTTTAATTCTTTCGTTCATTACTTTACTCCAAATGTGTTTAATGCTGGTTTTAATGTGTTAATCAATTCTGTCTCATGTGCATGAGCAGGACGCTTACCACGAATCACTTCCAACTTGCCAAATACAAAACGTTCAGCACCTCGCTCACGCAAGGCACGACTCAAACCCCAATTTTTGTTTTCTGTCATGGCACGTTGCATGTGTTTTTGCATACGACGGCGTAGTGTTAAAAACACATTACCTTTGTATGAAAGTGCTGTCAAACCGATATAGTACTCAAGTGTTACTGTATCTTGGATAAAGTAAATCACTTGATTTCTATCAGTTCTACGTTTGCGGACGATTTTTGAGTTCATAGATGAATTATACGCTAAAACCCATTTATTGTCAAATATTGGCAAAAATCGCTAGAAGTGTATCAGTTATGAGTTCCTGAATATTCTAGCGATTTTGAAGCCCCTGAGGGGGCTAAATGAGTACTTTTGTTTGTAAAAAATGTAGTACTTAAGTATTAGTGTACTACTTCACCTAGAGAGGTATTCATATAAGTTTTGATTTCTTTATTTAAGTCTTTTTGAGTATATCCTAAATCGGCTAATTCTTGTATTAATGCTACAAATAATCCATGAGTGGCAATACCAGGAATATAATCTGGATCGTCATTATCATTTTCAAATTCTTCTAATAATGGTAATAAATTATCATATATAAAATCACACGCTATTAATGCGCTTTTTTCTATTTGTTCTACTTCTTCAGCAGTATTAACCATTTTAACTTCTTTTGACATATTATTCACCTGTTTTAGTATATTCATAGTTAATGGTTTCTATATTCTCACGGAATATAATAGCACCATTTTTTAAATGAAACCTTCTAGCCATTTCTGTTTTAGGACTTAATGTTACAAATCTATTTACACTAGGATATTGCTCCTGAATACCTTTTACCGCTTGTATTAATAAATCACGGCCTTTACCGGCTTTATAACTCCAAATAGTATAAAATACTGCGGTAGTTGGAACCTCAGATACATTAGATAAATCATCTACACCGGCTGGGACAAAATCATGGAAACTAACACATACCATTGCTTCTGGATCATCGTCATTATCGGATAATGCCGCAACCATTCTACCATTACTTACTCTAAAATCAGTAGGTATTTCTGGTCTAACTGGGTCGTCTTTAATGAAGGTTAATAGTTTGTGTGTTAGGTCTGTGATGAAGTGGAGCATTTTAATCCTTGGAGTAGTGTTATTCGTATTTAGCACAAATTTATTAATATGCTATTATTTACGCTAAATATTGACATGGAAAATATTATTGAATGGAATGATGGTTTGGGGGGATTTAGAAAATGTACATTAGAATTAGGTACAGATAATCATAAGTTTACCACTGAATTATTAGATGTTCCATCTGATTGTAATCGTAGTATGTCAGATATATTTGATGACCATTTATCCATACGACAAAACCAGGTAGTTGAGGTTTTATACAGTGGTGGGTTAGATAGTGAATTAACACTATTACATTGTTTAAAAAGGAATATACCGGTCATAGCAATTACAATGGTAATTAGAATAAATGGGTTACCAATTAATACACATGATTTATACTATTCTGAAAAATTCTGTAGGACTCATAATATAACTCGTAAAATAATTGATTTAAATGCTGATAAATTTTTTGAAAATGGTGAACATTTCAAATATCTTAAGCCTTATTATATCACAGAACCCCATGTAGCTACACATTTTTGGTTAATAGAACAGTGTCATTCTTTCCCAATAATTGGTGGTGATTGGCCTTGGGTACACATGAAAACAAATAAAATATTATCTCCTACTAGATTAGAATTCTCTAACTATGACCGTTTTATGACCGATAAAGGTATTACTGGTATAGGTAATATGATAGGATTTAGTTTGGATTCAACACTCAAACTAATACAATTACATATAGAAAATCATATTGATGGGACACCAGTTGATATTATTAAAGGTATGATGTATCAAAAAATGGAACCATCTATTGAACCTAGATTAAGAAGTTATGGATGGGAACATCATAAAACATCTGGTTTTTATATGTCACAATACAAAAGAGATTTAATCAAATCTTTACATTCTGCATATAGTGCTATTAAATGGAACACAATGATTAAAGATATGTTGCAAACATCTATAGATTATAGCGACCAATTTTAATATGAGTAAGTTTGACCCGCATGAATCTTTTTATCACGGTTTAATAAAAAGTAAATTATGGTTATGTGAAGAATTAGAAATCATAATGTATAGCGAATTTATTAAAGATCCTACATTACATGTATTAGGGTGTTGGGATAATTTAATGGCATTTATGTTACTTACACGTAAGCCTGAATTTTATAATGCTGTACATGGATATGATATAAATCCAGAAGCAATTACTACAGCCAATCGTGTATGTGATATGTGGCAATATGAGAAACCAAATGTTCATAATCACTTGCAGGATGTGAATGATTATGATTTCAGTAAGTGTGATAATAGTATTTTTATAAACTGTAGTATAGACCAAATGGACAATAACAAATGGTATGATACAGTTCCTGATAATAGTTTAGTATGTATTCAAACTACTAACATGACAGATCCAGACTTCCCCTGGTATATAAAACAAACCACAGAAAATCTGGACGAACTAATTAATAAATTTAACTTTACAAAATTAATATACTCTGGTGAGAAGCATATTCAATTTCAGAAAGATGGATACAAACGATTTATGATAATTGGTTGTAAATGATTTAGAACCAACTATTATCTTTTAATGTTAGCTGATGGTCACCAAATCTTTTTAAACGATTTAAGAAATCATCTGTTTTTTCTGTGATAATACCAGTCAATTGAAATGTAACTCTAGGATTATGTCCTGCATTGGCAGTACTATGCGGTAAGTTCTGCCAATCAAATGTTGTTACATCTCCGGCATGCCACTGTTGATGATTGTAGTTACCATAACTCCAAAAGTGACCTGGCTCCCAGTCAGTCAATGCAACTTGAACACGCATGACTGTCCAGGGCGCCTCGGGTGCCCACTTCTCTAATTTATCTAAATGTAGGTTCCACACTTCACCGGGCATCTGTACGTGTATGCGTTCCATACAGTCAGCCAATGCAAACAACTCAGTAATCTTTTTCAAGTTAGGAGTTATCTCCCAATTCAAATGAGTGATTTGATAGTCTTTACCATAACCAAAACGTTCCAAATCATAATCTTCGCTTGCTAATTCTGCTTCGGGTCTAGACTTAGCTACAGCACCTCTGGTACGCCATGTTGCAGGCTTAGCTGTTGCTACTGCATGTTTAACATCTTCACTGTAGTCTGCAATGATTTTACCAAGTCTAATTACTTTATCGACTTGCGTGTCGTTTTTAAAGTTATCAAAATGATACTTACTTTTCTTTTTACTTTGTTCCCAACTGCTTATCATATTACTGTTACCCTTACGTCTGATGCCCCGTAATCTTGATAATACTCATTCGGTGGCAGTTCTATATTTAGCATCTTGCAGAGCATGTGATTAGTTAATGGGACTCTGCTTGGATACTTATACGTTGCTTTGATTATACCTTTGTTTTGTTCTTTAATCTTGTCAGCCATAACTTTCAAGTTCTGATAATACTCACTATAGTCAGGGTATGTAATATCAAAGTGACCGCATTTAACCCACCATCCCAAACAAGCATCATCTGGACGATGTACTAACATGATAGGACAATCAGGCCAAGTTTCTTTGATATAATCAATATGATTACTAAACACATGTGACTTAATTATGCGAACACCTTCACCAGTAAATGCTTCATCAAAGTCACGTTCTAATGTTTCTTTGTCATACATAGATAGTCTATGAAACAACTTACCAAACTCCATGCCAGGATCATAATAAGCACCCAAGTGCATCAAATCCAACTTGCCACTAGCATCATGGTAATATGTTCTATCATCACTATAGTCACTTTGGTCGATGCTTGGGCTGTAGTAAATGTTCTTTACTACGCTACTCCACTTACTGCCAGGAGCTCCTGCGACAAATATATATTTCATTCGGGTTTAATTTTCTTTGCGATATTAATCCATTCTCTACTTAACAGTGCCATACTAGCATGGACACCTTCTGGAGAATGTTCTTTAGTAGTTATGAACATTAAGTTCTCATCAAATTTTTCTTTTGCTTCTTTGCTACG